GATAACCATTCAGTGTACCAACAATTGAAATTGTTACAGGTGAAACATCGGTCGTAGGCTTCGTAGCAAAGAATAATTTAACTGATGAAATAAATGCACCATTAGGAAAGTTTGTCTGGTCTATGATAAATGTTTGTGCGACAGGATCAAAAGCTGTAAAGAATCTAGAAAGTCTTGTTTCTGTTGTATTCGTTGTTGTGACAACATCTCTCTTCAGAGTTTGTGTGAATGTGTCTTTAGCACCAGATGGTGATGAACCAAAATCAATATTTTGTTTATTGGTTTGTAGTCCAGATGCGTAGAAGGATCCTTCCGCAAATGTTGTTACCGTTTCTTCATTGTTGTTGAATCGGTTATCTGTACGGAACACTCTAGTACCTGTGTGGAATGTATTTGCAGGAACAATAAAGACACCATAGAAACTACCTTCTTCATTGCTTTGGAATGTTCCTATAGAATATATATCTGTTGCAGCACAACTTATTGCTGTTGTCAATGTTACCCGTTTTAACACTCCATTGTATGCTGAAACAACCGCTGACTGTCCTTGGCCAGTGCCTGCATTAATGTATAGTGTACTACCAACATATGCTGTATTTGAAGATGATGCCAGTGAAGACAGTGTTATTGTTGTTGAGTTTTGAACAGATTGGACCAGACCACCGAAGTGTTCTGTACTAACTAAGGTACCTTGACCTGTGCTTGTTTGATATGCACCTGCGGCGTCAAAGAAACCATTCTGTAGAGTGATACCATTATTGTATGTTGTTGTTGTACCATCACCCGCAACATATAGTCTTAGGTTGTTTGAATTTGGATAATCGTATATACCAATAACAATACCTGTTGCAGTAAATTGTCCTGAACTATAATAACCAATAATATCACCTTGGTTAAATACACCAACACTATCACTCAGTTCAAGTATGTTTGTTTTGTGTACGTAATTATCAACATTAACTGTGTCAAAGAAATTATGTATTTCCGTTTTAAACAATAATCCTGTAGACCTAACAACAATTTCTTGTGGTCTCATCCATGGCAAAATACTTATATCAGTAAGGTAACCGTTGTTCAACGAATAAGTATTATCTATTTTGCTATAGTGTCCTAATAGATTGTTCTGAGTCTGATTTGATATGTTCTCATACGTTGAGGTGATTGTAGTTGTAGTAAGATTTTCTAAAGTGCGTGAACCCACCCTATTTTGAGAAAATGTACTAGAACTGGTTTGGCCAATTAAAGTGGTTGTTCCTGAAACAGCTTGCCAATCACCAGTCAGCAAAGTACTCACCTCAGATGAACTCTGATATACATGCAAGTTAGGATCCACAATCAATAAAGATGGTGAATATGATGTGTCAACCCAATTGTCCACATTTGGTGACAATGACAATATACCTTTTGAATTTGTTACTGAAAACGGATTGATGTTAACAGTTCTACTTGCCAATCTCTGAGAAATAATATTCGTTGGAGTATAAGGCAGTGAGAAATAGTTGGTGTATCCATCTGAAGTTATGGAGTAATTCAATCCAGAAAGTGTACTAGCTGCAGGTTTACCCATGTTATAAGCTAATGCCAGATTTTTCAATGGGAAATTATTGACAGTTTGTCTTGCTGTCAATTGTTTTGTTCTACGATTGATAGACGCACTAAAGTCTGTAACTCCACCATCTGCGGCCGCGAAACTTGAAAAGTCATCAACCATAATACCATTTTTAAAACGATTCAATCCATAAACATCTGAAATTTGCAATGAATTTGCATTCTGTTCTAATGAATTTAGTGCGGTATAATATTCAATACGGTTAATTCTGGTATCCAAGTCAGCAATATCCGACATTGTATAACGGCGGTGTTGTTTAGCTTCAACGGACAAATCAGATAATCCTGTTGGCAACTCTGTTGGTAGATAACCAGTGTATGGACTATGTGTTATGTTTGCTAACACTAAAGAACCATCAGGTTCATTTGGTGCAAGAGGATTAATTGATGGTGAACCTTCAACAATTTGTAATGACTTGTCTTTAGTTAAAACCAATTTATCTTTACGACCAAGATAGAAAGAATAGTCGCAAACAAAGGTGCTCAAATCTACTGGTTGCAATACACCCAATCTAGTGGATCCTGGATTTGAATAACGAAACACAAAGTTGGTCTGTGCATTCAATCGAGCTGGTCTAAAGTCGAGACAATCTCTCAATTCATATGTGGCACCGTACTTACTTGTATGTGAAGGAATTTCTTTGTAATCTTCAGGCGAGCTTGAGTTATCTATGTATGACATTTTACTAAAATAACCATCGCCGCCGGTGTGTTTATAGTAATCCAATAGCACAAGTATATTGCCAATAGGTTTCGTTGCACCAGGTCGCAATGTAATCGATGCGTGATCGTAGTAACTGTCTCTTTGTCCGTTGTCAAATGTGTATCTGTTTGTAACATCATACAAACTGTTGGTTAACATTGCAACCGTAGGCACGGTGTTTTCCGCTCGGGTGTCTATAATTTTAACAATGCGTTTAACATCGGATAGATACAGAGATTGTGTTTGTCCGGGTGTTAACACACCTGCAGCTCTGATGTAGACTTGACCCGTAGATGTTGCAGAATCATCAACAAATGTGTTGGTGTTAACTTGTGTACCTGAAGTGTTACTGATTGCTGTGTTTGAGTTTGCAACCACCAAGTTCTTTATTCTTAAAATGTGACTTGTATTGGTTGCATCTGTAACAAACACTTTAGCAATAATTGTTGCAGTAAAGGCTGATAAGTCAGAAGTTGCTGTACTAAATGTTGCAACTGAACCATCATTATTTAATGAAACGCTTCTTGAGTTTACTGTCCAAGGAATAATCTGTCCATCTTGTACACTTGCATTAGATTGTTTATCTGTCACAATGATGGTGTAACACTGTTCGACAACATCGGATGAAAGTGTTGTGCCTTCATTACCTAAGTGTTTGATGACACCCGCATAACTTCCGGTATAAGCCAATGATGCTGATAGTGTGCTACCAGAAACGTTAAAGTTCACACCTGTTATTTCTTGGTGTGTTGTATACGATGGTGAAGATATACTAGAAACATATGGATTACCGATTGGGTAGATCATCTCTGGTACATTAGGATTTTGGAATATTGTGTCACCCGCTACAACATTACCAACCTTACCTGTCGTATCAATTTTTGCACTAGCAATCACCGTAGCTGGGTATGATGTTTTATTCACAAACGCCATAGTTTCAATATCTGGCGTATCAAAATTTAAAACATACACAGAAGTTGAGTCTGGTGTTATGCTCCAAGATTGGTTGAGTGTTGCTACTCTGGTTGTTCCATTATATGTTGCAATTGTTCTAGACTCACCAGCATTTGTACCTCTGGTAATTACAATATCAACACCAACATACGCACCATCAACAGATGATGTTTGCCCATTAACCATTGGTAGTGTTACTGATATTGAGTTTGCTGAGGCTACGTTGGCGGTTATTGATTTGTTTTGAATATCATATACTTGAGCTTTGTAGATGTATGTGTTTGATTGTCCATTTGTTGGGCTGCTATCAAATTGTAATCCACGAATGTAAGCAGTAGCAACTAATGTTGAGTTGTATGTGGTTGCATTTGCTGTATTGATGTTCGCTTGACTAACACAATGGAAGTCCACGGTGTTGGCTGTTGTGACTGGGAAGGTTGATGTTCCTGAACCGGCAACATTACTTACCAAAAAGTAACTACCAAAATCTATGAAAGCTGGTTCATTATTTTGTGTTGCTGATGTTCTTGCTCTGTTGGAAATGATGTTGATTGGTGATGGATTTTCCACACGGTGCCCACGAACATAAGCCAAACCTCGGCCAACATTCATCAAATACTTATTGGGCTCTCCAGTATAAGTTTTTGGTGTGAATCTGAAATCTTCAACAACATAATCACCATTGGTTTCATAATCTCTTTTTGCAAAGTAGTCATCGATAGTTGCATAGATAGATCCGTCAACCATCTTGTATACACTACCATCTTCAACGCGAACCAATTCAATGAATAGGTCATCGTCACCAAAATACAATGGTCTTGAAGAGAGTTGTAAGCTAATCACATAACGATCTGCACCTGGTGCCTGATAGTTGGATGCACCTACAGCTGGATCCAATAATGAATTGTCGTTTGCATAATCAAAAACTGTTTCGGTAATTTCTAAACCAACACGCTTCGACGGTGTGTTATCAAACTTGTCTAGTATGATTGTTTGTGGTGAAACTTGTACAAAATTACCTAAGATGTAGAAAACACCTTGTGAAATTGAAACAACAGAAGATGAACCTGTTGCTGCACTAGGCATTGCCTGGCATGTTAAGTTTGAATTTGAATCATAGATAACATCATTGTCTGCAAACTGTGTACCAGTTTTATAAGAAACGATTAGTGTTGGTGGATCACCTTCGCCGGCTGTACCTGTAGCTACAGCTGTTGTGAGTACCCTTGCAACAACTGTTCCGTCAGCGTTACGCAATAATTTATTTTGTAATTGTTCCACATCAATGTTGACACTGTTGTATGTGGATTGTATTTTAACATAATGTACGTTGAAGTCGGTTGTAACTTGACCTCCAGAAACTGGAGAATTCTGTTTGAATATGTTGTCCGCAAAACTGGTGATTTGATTTTGTAAAATCGTTTGTGCTTGAGTTAATTCTCTTGCTTGTACCGCAACACCAGGTTTAAATAACACTCGATGGAAGTTTTTTGCTCCATCAAAGTCATCATAATAAGGATCAACATTAAAATTTAAAGCCATTTTTTTTCCTTAGAAACCTAATACGAATCTGAATTGTTCTATGCCATCAACACTTCTCTGTACACCTGAACGATTTTCAATATAGATCATGTAACCTGAGTGTACTGCAAAGTTTGGTATACTGTAAGACAATAGTGTTCTTGTTGTTTTGGATGTTTGTCCAAATATTGGACTGTTATTTGACGGAGTTCCCGATGTATTTATCAACCTAATTAGGTTGGAATCAGTGTTGAAACTCAAAACTGTAGCATAAAAAGATGGATCACTTAACGATCCTTGATATACAAACTCATCAGGTACATAACCTTCTGTTCCGGGAGCAACAACAATATTTGTGGTTGCACTGTATATACTTCCATTGGCTGGATTTGGATTGTATTGTCTTGTTGTTGGGTTCACCAATATACCAACCTGATGATAGTCGATATCTGTCGGTACAAAATTGTTTTCATCACCATCAAACTGTGCTGTCATCATAACATGTCCGCAGCCCAACTCTGATATTGGATCAAAACCGTGGCCACCAACGGGTGATGTTGCAGTTGTGACTACACAATTCCCACCAATCGTGGAGGTAACAGATACATTTGCAAATGTGTAATTGCCACCTGGACTGTTGACGATGATATCTTGTACGATACCATTAGCACTTACATTAGCTGACGCTCTTGCGCCGGTGCCATCACCCGTTATTGTCACAAAGACAACAGCATTAACGGTGTCAAAACCACTGCCACCATTTTGTACATTGATAACATCAATACTTCCTGCACCTGCTGTCGTAACAAGTGGGTTTGGTGTGTTGGATCCAATCTGTACTGGAATCCATTCTCTGTCCATGAACTTCAACTTCAATCCAGTGTCAATGGTATACATAAATTTCCATTTATAACCATCATCTCCCTGGAATATCTTGTTGGTTGAATATGTTCCTGGTTCAAAATATGGTTCGCGTGTCGATGGATTACCTTTGTTATTCCACAAACACTTGAATATCTGGTCGTATTTGTTCTTCACATAAAAGTGTTTCATCAAATAACCATTGGCATCTTTTGCTGTCATGTCAACATCATCTTGGAAATAATCATAAGTTTCATTTGCTGTCCAGTCAATGCGTTGTATGATTGGAGAAATGTCACTTGTCTTAATTTGTTTTGCAACAAATATATTTTTGTAGATTTGTTTGATTGATTTTAAATCGGAACTAGGTGTCGTTGGTTCTGCATCGTTTGCCCAAGGTGTTGGCTTAGACAGAAAGCAATAGAATGAATTGATAGGTGTTGTAATTGCGGGTGGCACCACGGCCACTGGTGCGTAATACAACAAGTCTATCTGTGAGACTTTTGCGTTATTTGTGAGTATGTTTTTATTTGCCATGGTTTATTTATTATGCGTGTGTAACAGCAACAAAAGTATTTTGAGTAGTTCCATCTATACTCATATATCTTGCCAAGATGGTTGATGTTGCTGGTATTGAATATGTTGTTGCGTTAACTGATGAATTTAATGCAGAAACACCATGCGTAAATGTTTGGTTACCACCCGATGTGTTTGTAATCCATGCAACAACTTCTTTGCCTGCCAACAAATTAGATAGTGTAACTACCAATCCCGCGGCAGTCTGAGCACGAACCACAGAATTGTTTGTCATGTTAATTGTTATTGCAGTCTGAGCACCAGGATAAACTGTTGGTGTATATACAAATCCTTTTTGTGGTTCAACAGTGCCAGTAAAGGTTGCAGAATCACCATTCAGTGTCATTATATTTACTAATGTGTTTGAACCCGGCGCACAGTTCCAAAACTTAATTTGTGTTCCTGTGTTTGCGTCCGTAAAATTTTCTGCGGCAACCAGATCAATACGAGATACTCCGAGTGTTTGATATTTTGTTGTACCGTAACCATTTCCAGACCATCTGGCTAATATATCACCAGATTGAATAGCGGAAGGGTAGTCAACATTGCCTCTTGCAGCTCGACCGGCCAATAATGTGTATGCTCCCGTACCATAAGCATCAGTAACGATTCTCGTTGGAACATCTGGTTTACCTGATATGTGCAACATGTAACCATCATTGGATGGTAGTGATGTGTTTGATGTTGCTGAAATGGTTACTGCTGATTGTGTTGAAGTTGAGATTGCATTTGATATAAACACCTTAGCATTCATTGTAACGTTACCTTGCACATTCATTGTACCAGAAACGTTTGCTGTTCCAACCACTTGCAAGTTTGTGGTGTTCATTGCCTGAGCAAATGTATTACCTGTTATGGTTAAATCACCAGCAAATGTACCTGTTGCGTTCGCCAGTGCATTGTTTGCTTTAGTGAATGCAGCATTTGCCTGTACGAAAGCACCGTTAGCATATAATGCGGCTGAGTTTGCGATTGCTGGTGGTGTGTTAGCTTTAATGAATGCTGCGTTGGCCTGTACAAATGCACCATTGGCATACAATGCGGCTGAGTTTGCAACACCTGATGTGGTGTTTGCCTGTAAGAATGCAGCATTGGACTGGATGAAAGCACCATTGGCATACACACCAGCTGATAGTGAAGAGGTATTTTGAGTGGTGCCGTCAGCAAACATGATTGGTTTCTGTAACAGTTGCAAACCACCTGCAACAGACATTCTTGCAATGATATCAGAGTTTGCAGTACCACCAGCAAGGAAATTAATTACTCGACCAGAAGATGTTGTACCAATAACTAAGTTACCACCAAGACTGTTTGCAGAATCACCTTGTGAGTATATGTAACTGTCTAATGGTTTTGATGCGGTGTCGCCTGCATAATTGAATTTGGAATTTTTAATTCCCAGATCAATATAGTATGATGAATCGTTTCCTGTATCAGCCGTGACAACATAATCTGCTGAACCATTTGCATTATTGTTTTCTAAATTTATTTGCAAGTAAGTTTCATTGTTACCCACAAACTGTGCAATGACACCTGGGAAAAGAATCTCATTGTTACCAACATTCAATACGTTGTTGGCGTACAGACCTTCTGCTAAGGTTTGTACTGTCAGTTGTGAGGTAACGCAAGAAGAAACATCCACACCAATCAATATTGTGTTCGCTGTGTTTGTATCTAAATGAAGTAGTTCTGGTAGTTGTGAAATTTTTACTGTTGACATTGTTTACCCCAATAGGATTATTTTTCCGTCTTCTGTTTCTAAAGTTTGTCCGGACTGTGTGATGAGTTCTGGTATATATGATAGACCAACGGATCCATATACCTTAATTTGACTTGATGATAACGAGCTGTTTGCAATAAAGTTTCTCTTAACATGCAGATATGAATTTGTAGTTGATGATAAATTGGCTGTTAAGTATATTTTACCATTCACATAATCAATCTGGTTAACAATTTTGCTTGTATTGTTATCAACCAGAACCGAATCACCCACAAAAACAATATCTCTTATTGGATAATCTGCATCTGTATATTGTCCGTTGTTCATCAAGTCATATAGACCCGTTAACGATGTAATATTTAGTGTATTTGAACCAGTGTTACCTGTAATTGTTGCAACATTTGAATATGTCAACCATACATTACTTGCAAGTGTGATTGTTTCCGCAGCCTCATTAACAGAAACAACCTCAGAGAAAACATTCGGACCATTTTTTGTGGAAATTTGAATTGAACTTACATTTGCAGTGAATATGTTCGTCAGATTTGCACCCAACAAATTGTTAAATTTAATTATGTTGTTACTTTTATTCGTAAAATCGGTTGCAATGGTTACAGCATTCGAAACAAAACCACCTAGATGGTAAGACAAGTTTCTTCCATCATTCAATGCAGAATAAGAATGGTATTCTACACTGTTATTTGATTTTAAACCATAACGACCTAAGACATTTGTACCTAATGGATGCAATAGTCCTAATAGAACTTCTTTATACTTTGCAATCTCTTTCTCAACAGTAATCAAGTATGTGAAGTTGTTGTATCTTTTGTCCTGCATAATGTCAAACGAACTTGGTTGTCCCTGAGTCGTTAGATATTGCCCATCACCGATCACAAGACCATTTAAGAAGGTTGCATTTGCCTTGGCTGAACCATCACCATAAGAGATGTAACCTTGTTTGTTATAGTCTCTTGTAAAAATTGTTTGATTACCCAATGAATCAAAATATTGATATGATTTTCGAAATTGTGGAAAAGCCGTGTTGGCCATCTTCAAGTTGATGTTTCTATCGTCACCCAAAATTTTCATTTGTAAATCTGGATTCGGATTTGCATTGTAATTAAACACTTGAAGATTGTACAGTGATAACTGTGTGTTTGCATCAGGTGCCAACAGAGAAACAGAATTAACTACAGCTGTATATGAAGACAGATTGATAGTAGGACCCTGATAGATGTATTCACCTTTGCGTGGTAAGTTTTCAATTGCAACATTTGAAACTACTATGTCCTGTACTTGCAACGAAACTTGTGGTCTACTTTCATAATCTTCACCATAATTTAGAACATCAATTGTTGTGACAGCACCAACTCTATCTACAACTAAGGAGAATGTTGCACCGGTTCCAAGTATACCTGGTACTGATAGCACTGCTCCAGATGCAGAAACATTTGATGAAACTACTGTTGCCGTTGGTAGATATTCATTCTTATAACCCATACCACCAAGTGGCGTTTTTGCAAACTGATCCAATGAATTAAACACATAGGTTATACCGGTGATGGCGCCATTGGAACCAACCGAGGTCACATTTGCAAATGCACCCGCGCCTGACCCACCAGTAAACACAATCTTATCGTTGACTGCATATCCACCACCACTCCGGATTACCTGCACTGGAGCTAATATGCCCAACGGAGCAATGTCTGAGTTTGAAGCTTCATAATCATTAAATTCATCTTCGGTATAGTATGTTGATGTGACTTCAATTTCTGGTATAGTTGCTAATCCGCCGCCGCCATTCTCCACAATTATGTTAAAGACTGGTGCGGTTTCAAGTGTTGTGAAAGTGAAAGCATCAATGAGTCTTGTGTTTGCATTTGCACTGGCTAAATTGGCAAAAAAGAAATTAGCATTGCTTAATATTGTATTACTTTTAAAACCAATAACATCTGTTGGTAGAAAACTTACATTCGACCTTGCATTACCTACGGCTGATGATGTTGTTATGATAGCACCTGATGCCAAAGCATTTGAAGATACTACAACACCAGTGAGCCCAACAATTGCTTGTGCATTTACAGAAGGAACATATTTTATACTTGTGATTGAACCGTTAGCACTTACACCAGAAACATATGCGAATGCTGCATCATCATAGTTTATTCTATCATTTATTTTATAACCTTGCCCAGCATTGACAATTCTGTATGATGGAGGTAGGAAGTATGCCAAAGAACCAACATTGGCCTTAGCACCACCACCATTTAATATTGTTATTGTGGTATTTGGTTTTAAACTGTAACCAAAACCACCCTCAACAACATTGATCCGTTGTATTGATCCTTTGGTTGTATCACGAACAATAGCTGATGCGCCAATACCATTGACAGTATCTTCTATGCCACCATAAACAACAACAGGATCACCCGGTTGATATAGAGAACCTCTGCGTACAGTATCAATTTTAATCTGACTGATTTGACCAACAACTTTAGCTCTTAGTATTTCACCATCAAACAAAACATCTTGGTTATTACTGTCAACAATACGGACAAATTCACCAGATTCAAATAGTCTTTCGATATTTGAAATAAAGATTTCGGTTTTATCACCAGATAATACACAACTTTCAATCGTTGCGATTGATTTAGATTCTTCACCAAAAACTCTTAGATTTTGTGTGCCTAAGAATTTTCTGTTACTTGAAGCCAACTTTAAACTTTTGGCAATGTACCATGTTCCAGCTGAGGCCTTAAATACCGCATCTTTTGTATTGAAAACTTCGAACTCAGAGTTAAACAGTATACGAAAGAGAAACTCATAAGATGCTGGTGTACCTTTTGTCTGGTACAATTGTCTTGCAACTTTAATGGATTCCTGTTTGCTTAATAGAGTATCTTTTGGAAAAAACGGCAGAAATTCGTTTGTAAAATAGTCCAAAAATTCATCTGTTGTAGAATCAATGTCTTTATAATTTAATAAATTCTGTGACCTATCCGAAACCTTACCTGTTTGTTCCATCCATTGGTAATATGCTTGCAAAAATTCATGGAAATTACTATACTCCGGATTATCCCGAATGTGTTCTGGTAACTGATTCTGTACCAGTGCAGAGGTTAGGTGTCCGTTTTCTATCATGTTGTTTTAGCAGTTACATTTACAATGATAGCCTGTGGATCAAACTCATCAACTGTAATTATTCTATTGAAAGAAGATGACACGATTGTTGATGTTGGATTAGCAGATAGTGTTAATTGTCCCAATTCATTATTGACATTTATTGGAGAAAGTGCATTCAATGTTACTATACCTAGGTTATAGTCAACTGTACCTACATTACTATTGAAAACAGTTTTCACATTTTGTGTGTCGTTGAAGTATGTTCTTAGTGTACCATATCGCCCCTCAAGTGATGCAGTCGCAGCCGCAAGAGAACCTGTGGTGTCTCCACTTGAATTTGTAATCTTGATGATAGCTGATGTATAGTTTGTACCTGGAGTCAATACATTTATTGATCGAATAACACCATTGGTTGTAATCACTGCCTCAGCTGTTGCACCAGAACCATCACCTAATATTTCAATTGTTGGTGGATACTGATAACCGAAACCGGGATTAGTGACAGTGATACTCTCAACACCTCCTGTTGAGGAAGGAACTTCTTCAATGTACAACCCGTCAATAGTTTGTGCCAAGTTTAGTGGATTTCTATACACAATGGTTGGAGAACTCAATATACCACTTAAAAACATACCTCTGGCCAAAGGTGCACCGTAATATAGTTTATATGTTGTTGGTGTACTCAGATTTGGATAAAATTTCTTTTGCAGGTGTATAGAAATTTCATTTGTTATAATGGATGAGTCTACCAAATTAATTCTGTTGTTGAATTCTGAAGACTTAAACGTTGAGTTAAATGTATTCAGAGTTGTTTTTGCATAATTATTGATAACTGTTCTTACCGCAGATTTAATTTGTGCTGCTGTCGATGTTGTCTTTTTAGGATCATACAACACATTCGCAGTTATTTGAATGTATGTATAGTCTGGATCAACAATAGTTGGTTCTATTGTCATCATAGATATTGGTCTGAGAACATCTTTCACCAATTTAACTTTCTGGTTTTGTGTCATTGTGTATGCACCGGTTGGTTTCATACTGATGAATACTTGTCCGTAAACTGGAGGATCATTCTCTTGCCCACCCCAAACATTTACCGCATCGAATGAATAACCTAAATTATTCTGTTGAATTGCGGTAACATAATCATCTTTGGTAACAGCACGCCCTTGTGCTGAATATGATTTTGGTGCTTGGAAACGAATAGAATCGAGTGTTTCTCTCGAAGAACCTTGAGTTGCCGATGTGATTGGTGTTATGACGGTGTTTGAATAACCATTTATCGTATTCATTAATACGAAATTGTTTGCACCTGCACCACTCACACCCCCGGTGTTGATGTATGATACAATAACGATATTACCATCATTTAATTTTTTACCAAGTATGTCATTGCCAAAGTAAATTTCATAGAAACCATTCATACCTTCTTGTAGAAAGTAAACGGATGATGAGTTGTCCAATGTCAAAAAGTTGTACGCAGGTGAAAATGTTTGTGTGTAGTTGTTTGTTGTGGATTCTTGTACAGAAACCAACAAAGTCGTTGTATCAACACTCAACTCAGGTAATTTAAACTTTTGAGTTGTATTTCCACCATCAACAATGTATGCGTAATTGGTTGAAGTGCCCTGTTTAAGTGTGATATTATCAAAGTTTGCAACACCGTTTACAACATTCACTGTAGTTGCGTCTGTATTGACAAAATTATAATTCACACCATCAATGGCTTCAGATAAAAAGTTTGTATATTTTGGTAATGTCAGAGAGGTATCTGTAACTTCATTTACTCTTATATTGATGGTTGCAGATGGTGCAAGTGCAGATTTTGGTATGTAGTTTAACAATTTTGCTTGTGAAACCACAGAATTTCTTTGTAGTGCGGTGTCTAAGAACATCTCATTAGCTACCATATTTAAATAGTATGCATTGTATTGAGTGTTGTATGCCAAAACATCCAACAGTGTGGATATTGCAGAGCCTTCATAATTATAGTCTTGAAGAACGCCATTGTCCTTCATATAATTCTTCAAACTGGTTTTAATATTATTAAAATCAAGTTCGGTTATGTTAAAATTTGAATTAGCACCTGCCATTTTATCTGTTTCTCTCTAAAAAGACTGTTACTGTAGTTGGTTGCGTTGCATTTACCAGGTAAAAAGTTAAAGTCACGCTGTAACCATTTTTTTCTGGAAAAGACGAAACAACAACACTTTGAATACTCACCCTAGGTTCATAATTCGTCAGTGCAAAAGAAATTTCTTTTTCTAAAGCAGAAGCTGTAATGCTAGATATGTTTTCAAACAACAAAGCGTCTATATTTGACCCAAACTGTGGATCGAACAACTTTTCATACCTCTTTGTGAGTAATATATTCCTTATCGAACGTATAATTGCTTGGGAATCATAACTCAAAGCAATATCACCCACCACAGGTCTCTTTGCGAGTGTGAAATCTATGTCCGAATAAATCTTTTGTAATGTTGCCATCTTTTATTTATGTGTAGGAGTAAAGCGCTTTATTGGACTTTTGAATCTCGCGCAAAAAATTCTTAGGCCGGAACGAAAAATTCGAAAATTTCGGCAATTATGA